GTAGATGACATGACTGTCACCATTGAGATACAAGCTAATGCTGACCTCAGCACCGTTCGTAAGCATCTGGTAAACGCCTTTTTGCAGGCAATCCAAGAGCTTGGGACGGAGCCGAAGCGGACATATGCTGAAACTCGCGTTACTCAAAGTTTGAGTAAAGTCGTGGTTACGTCCAAGGACGTATTGGAATTCCGATCTGTACCTAAGGTTTAGTCAGCAACCAGGGGCCTCTACAACTCTCTTGCTAGTGGATCTAGCCAGATCTCTATGTATATCCTCAAAGGAGGACCACATAATGACTACTTTAAGTAGCCGAGATATGGGTTGGATCCGCAGAAGAGTTAAGGCCACCGGTGTGCCATCCAGAATCGCTGTCCCAGTCCTCCTCACATTTGTGAAGTGGGCTGAAAACAGTGGTCTCGAATGGTCTATCTCCCGTTTCAAGTCCATCAAGAACGACTTTCTACGAATGAAAGCTGGTCTAAAACCAGTCTCTACGTGGGTTAGCACCTCACGTCATAGTGATCGTCATTTTGGTGGACCAATAGGTGCTCTGGAAGTCTACGCTAATTCAGGGAATAAAACCCTTGGACAGGCGCTTTCTCTCTTGAACATCTATACCTCATTTTACTCGCCTACCCTGACTTCTAGTCAGGTTCGCAAGTTTGTGAGTGCGGTTTATGCTCCCTCTGAGAAGAGTGAACAAGGACCGTTGGAACGGAAGGTCCGTTTAGCGGTAGGGCGCGCAGGGCTTAAACCTCGCAAGAAATTGCGGGATGCAAGTCCTTTGCTCTTCTACCTTCCTTCGGACTCTAAGTGGGCACCTACTCCCTTTGGTCGTAGACCAGAGGAATCAGGTATCGTTGATAGTTTATCTTACCTCCAATCAAAGGAGGGACGGAGACATTATCAACGCTATCGTCACCTTTATACTCCTGTCCTACAAGGACTGGAAAAAGAGATGATGATAGGGGCAGGTTTCTTGCCTGCCTCCCACAAAGAGGACTTCTGCGTTGGCAGGATCGGTCTCATACAAGAGGCCGGTTTTAAGCTTCGCGCAGTAGCCAATCCTGGTAGAATCTTTCAGCAAGTCTTAGCCCCTTTGGGCGAGGACCTGTTTAGGACTCTTAAAGGATTACCTTGGGATTGTACCTTCGATCAATCGAAGGGTGACGCTGCTTTACGCAGCGCCACAACGGACAGTGAGCGTACTGTACACAGTGTGGATTTGAGCAACGCGACGGATTTCTTTCCGTTGAGCCTCCAACTAGAGGTTCTCCACGCGCTCTACCCTCACCAAACAGATCTTGTCAACCTGTTTGTCGAAGTCTCCCGTGCTTACTGGGAAACCAATTTACCCGATGTGTACGTCAAAGAGTTCGGTGAAAGCAAAACCGGACGACTTCGGTGGAGTAAGGGTCAACCCTTAGGGCTGTATCCTTCCTTTGCCTCATTCGCCTTGACTCATGGTCTTCTTCTTCTCGGCCTTCTTGGTCGGGATTGGGATGAGGATTTCTTCATCCTAGGAGATGACGTAGTCATACTCGATGACACTCTCTATGCTGACTACCTCCATGCTATGGAGGTTCTCGGTTGCCCTGTATCACCTCAAAAGACCATTTCTGCTTCAAATGTTGCTGAGTTTCACTCCTCCATCTTTATTGATGGTGAAAAGATTCCCAACTTCAAATGGCGCAGACCATCTGATGACTCCTTCCTCGATATTGTGAGGTTGGTTGGTCCTAAGATGGTACCCTTGCTTCCTGAGCGTCAAGCTAAGGTAGTAAAGGCAGTGGCTCCTCTCCCTGAAAGTTTGGGAGGGTTAGGTTGGAATCCTAAAGGTCTGTCGCTTTCTGAGCGCATGGACCCATGGATGCCTTACCTGATTAGAGATAAACAGGGGCTAGCTTTTCTCACAGACTACAGCGGCTACATCCGACGAGCCCTATGGCAGAGCTCTATAGCGGAATATGCCCGCAAGCTTGATTTCTCGGTAAATTCCGAGATCTCTTCGCTTGGAACCTTCGACCAGAAGGTTCAGTCCTTGATCTCATCTCTTTTGGGATCCTCCTTGGTTCCTTTAAGAGGTATTTTAGGTCAAAACCTGCGTGAAGTGGTCGATGACAATGTCGTCGATTTACCAATACCAGGTGTGAGGACTCTTTCGAGAGTAACCACGCTCCAAAAGATGGAGGGAGTGATAAGCTCTCTCAACATTGGGGTCTAGACCCTTTTGCGGATC